CGCCCGACCGTGGTGGACCGCGACCGTAGCCCCCTGGTCGCCGCCGATGGCAAGCCGTACTCCGGCTGCTACGTCAACGTGATCATCGACGTATGGGCTCAGGACAACCAGTACGGCAAGAAGGTGAACGCCCAGCTCCAAGGCATCCAGTTCGTCAAAGACGGCGAAGCGTTCTCCGGCGGCGGCACCTCGGCAGACGCGAGCGACTTCGAAGAGATCGCCGACGGCGCTGACGCGGAAGACCTGGCCTAACCGCTAAAGCAACAGCCCCGGTGACAGCCGGGGTTTTTATTTTCGGGGTTCCCATGGATCTTAAATACACAGTTCGCGCCGTATCAAGAAAGGCATGTGAATGGTTGTTTTTGGAGCACCATTACGCTAAACGCCTGCCTCCTGTCTCTTTCGCCTTCGGACTCTACGAGGGGGAGGAAATGGTAGGGGCAGTCTCCTTCGGTGTCCCCGCTTCCAGGCATCTACAAATGGGCGTTTGTCCTTCTAATCCCGCTGAAGTCCTGGAGCTGAACAGACTTTGCGTCTTGGATTGCGCCGGGCGCAATACGGAGAGCTGGTTTCTATCCCGCGTGTTCAAGCTTCTGCCGCCGCGTATTGTCGTTTCGTACGCGGACACAACGCAAGGCCACTTGGGGTACGTCTATAGGGCATCAAATTTCTACTATGCAGGCTGGACGGACATGGACAGGAAGACGCCTCGCTACGATTACCTAGTCCCAGGGAAACATAGCCGCGAAGCTTTTCGTGGAGGTGAAGGTACGTTGGCAATGAAGGTGCGCAGGAAGCCGAAAGTGAAATACTGGACGCTGACGGGAGACTCCCGCGACAAAAAGCGGTTGATGAAGCTTTGTCAGTGGCCCCAGTTAAACTGGAAAGATTACCCTCCGCCAACAGAGCATTTGTACATGAAGCTGTAAGGAAGGCCCGGCTCTCGTCGGGCTTTTTGTTGACCGCTCGTCGGGATACGCAAGACAATACAAGTAATGCGTTGTATATTTGCTTTAACGAAAACAAACGCAGGGAGTAACGCGAAATGCAGATCAACGAAGAAACCGCGCAACAGTTCCTCGACGCAATTAACGATTACGTTTCGAACGGAGATATCGAGATCGACGCAGTAACCCCGGACGAAGCGGGCAACATGTACCGCCACGAAATGGACGCTTTTCTGTTCGAGCTTATGGCGGAAGTTCTGAAACTCAAGGAGGTCAAATGAACATCGCATTCAGCGTCCAGTGCTACAAGAAGCTCCGTGCCAAGGGCTACAAACCCGCCGCCGCGCTCTACGCAGCAAAGTTCTACAAATCGCGTTATACGTTCATCAAGTAGGGAGACTCCAAAATGCTTTACGCCTTGATCCTAACGACGTACATGACCGGGCAATACAACGACGTACCTACGGTCACCCAAACAGTAACGCCGGGCTTCAGCCGCCTAGCCTGTGAGAACGCAGGAGAGGTCGCCCGTAAAGGCAGGCCGCAAGGGTTGGGCCGCTACAACAATTACGCCGTGGTGACCTACCAGTGCGCTGCGATGGGTCTTGAACAAGTCAGCTTAGAGGTGCCTTCCAAATGAAAGCTCTTATCGCCGCTGCACTGCTCGTTAGCCTTACGGGATGCTCTACCCTCATGAACGACCGAATCACTGACGTCAGCGTGCTCTCGGAGCCATCCGGCCAGCGCTACAGCATCACGGACGAAGACGGTAAGCGTGTGCGCACCGGCACTACGCCTGACCAGATCAAGTTGGACGCAGCAGCCGGGTTCTTCGACGGGCAGACCTACCAGGTCAAGTACGAGGACGGCAAGACAACCGAACTCGACTCGCACACCACGCCTTGGTACTGGGTCGGGTTCTGCGTCACCGTGTTCTCCGGCTTCATCGTCGATCCGCTGACCGGCGATATGTTCAGCCTTCCTGCGGAGGTGTCGAACGTAGGGGATTCCAAATAATGCTAGCCTTCTCTGTTTTCTGCCTGTTCATGGCGCGGCATCGCAAGCCGACCCGTCTTCCAGTTCGCCGAGGTGTGTAATGAACATCCTTACCCCGATCATTTCCGACGGTTACGTCCAGTGGGTTCACCCGTGGCGCGTAGCCACCGGTGAGCCGGCGTTGCTTTACGGCGCGGACTTCAATTCGCCGTACTGCCCAGTGAACTTCGAGGTGTGTAATGACGCCCTTTGAACTCGGCTATGCGGCCTTCTTGAAAGGCTTGAAGCGCGACGAGAACCCGTTCAACGACGAGACCTCCCCGCACTCCATGAAGCGCTGGACGGAAGGCTGGAACAAGGCGTACCGCGCCAGGTTGGAGAAGCAAGTATGATTTGGTATTTCCTAGTTGGCTGGGCCGTATTGACGCTCGTCGCAGTGATCCCTGTAGCCAATCTGCTTCGCGCATCCAAGGAGAATTCAGATGACTAATCCAATCCAAGTAACTCGGCAATTCCTGACCGAGATCCTCGATCAGATGGAAGGCGACTGGCTACAAATCGATCAGGAGTTCGGACCTACTGAAGGTGGCCTCGATGCGGACATCGCCATCGGCAACGCTGAAGTGATTCGCAAGCTGCGGGAACTGCTCGCCGCGACGGGAGAGCCGCCTGCATGCGTAGTCCTACCTGATGAGCAATTCGACCGTGTGACAGAGCTGCTAGAGGCTAATCCCCTGGCGACCAACCTTTCTGCCCAACGCTTGTTGCGTAGTAAAAGACCATGGAGCGGATCATGAATATAGACGCAGACCTCGCTATCGACATGCGTAAACAGGGCATGACGTGGAAGACCCTGGCCGCGGAGTTCCACACGACCGTCTACCTGCTGCGCAAAGAGCTTACGGCCGCCGGCAAGAAGCACTGGAAGCGCTACACCGACGGCGGGCGTTACGCGCCGAAGCTGTTGACGGCCCACCAACTGCAGCGCATGAAACGCCTTAAGGCGGCCGGCGCTACGTGGAAGGAACTGGGCAAGCTGATGGGTATAGATCCGACCAGGTTGGAGCGCTATGTCAATCACCACTAACGGACGCCCGGGGATCCCCCTGGCCGACCTGGCCTTCGCGTACGAACTCCGCTGCCAAGGGCTGCCGTGGAAAGCTATAACGCGCCACATATCGTGGGAACGCACCGCGCTCATCAAGGGCATAGCCCGGCGCATGAACTAGGAGAAGGGAAATGTCGGACAAAATGCGTACTGAATTTGAACGCACCAATGCGAGGGATCATCGGCGCGTTCCCCCCAAGGGTAACAACTACATAGACCCGATGGCGCAGGCAGATTGGGAGTCGTTCCAGAAAGGCTGGAAGCAGTCACGCGCAGCTATCGTAGTGGCCAAGTGCTGCGAGCGCTTCCCTAAGTGCGTCTGCGGTGAAGGCGCCGACGGGCTATGAACCTCGAAAAAATACCCCTCTATCTCGACACAGAAACCTTCTGCGAAACGCCGATCAACAACGGTACGCACCGTTATGCAGAAGGCGCCGAGATCATCATGTGGCAGTGGGCGGTCGGCGATGGGGAAGTAATCATTCGCGATGGGGATGAAGACATCAGCGACTTGATCGCTTTGCTTGAGGATGAAAGTTATGAAGTGGTTATCCACAATAGTGCGTTTGATCGAACGGTCCTGGTTCATAACGGGATTGATTTACCTGTGGAACGAGTATTCGACACGATGGTCTGTGCGATGGCTCACTCCTTACCGGGTTCACTGGGCACACTATGCGCCATCCTTGGTGTCGCGACAGATAAGGCGAAGGATAAAGAAGGGCGAACATGGATCAACCTATTCTGCAAACCTCAACCGAAGGGTCGCAAAATACGCCGCGCAACCAAAGAAACACACTCGATAGAGTGGCAGCGCTTCCGCGACTACGGAGGACTAGACATCGAGGCGATGCGCGAGATCTACAAGAAGCTGCCTCGCTGGAACTATCGCGGCGCAGAACGCGAACTCTGGATGCTCGACCAGAAGATCAACGAACGCGGTGTGCTGATGGACTTGGACTTAGCGCACGCCGCGATCCGCGCTTCGGATCGCGCTCAGAAGATCCACGCCGCCGATGCAGTGCGTTTAACCGATGGCGCAGTGACCAGTGCCAACCAGCGCGACAAGATGTTGGAGCACATCCTGGAGGCTTACGGTGTAGGGCTTCCCGATCTGCAGATCAGCACCCTGGAGCGTCGTATTGACGATCCGGATCTGCCGGTTGAGTTGCGCGAACTACTGGCCGTCCGGTTGCAGGCCAGCAAGACCAGTACGTCCAAATATAAGCGCGCGATCAACGGCAGCAGTAAAGACGGTCGCATCCGGGGCACGGCTGCCTTTTGCGGAGCTGGCCGCACCGGCCGATGGGCGGGGCGCCTAATTCAGCTCCAAAATTGCCCGAGGCCTACTATCAAAAACGCCGAGATTGAATTGTGGATCGAGGCGCTCAAAGCGGATTGCGAGGACTTGGTATGACAACGGTTATGGAAGCGTGCAGCAGCGCGATCAGGGGGCTGATCATTGCGCCTCCCGGCAAAAAGCTAGTGGTAGCAGATTTGTCAAACGTAGAAGGAAGGGTACTGGCCTGGCTGGCCGGTGAAGCGTGGAAGCTTCAAGCATTCCGAGAATACGATACGCAGCTCGGCCTAGACGGCGATTGGTACACAGGCGACGAGATCAACGCAGCAGCGCTACGCGGCGCGCCAATCTCTATGGAGCTAAACGCCAAGGGCGATCCGGTAACGCTCGGCCACGACCTCTACAAACTGGCCTACGCCAAGGCGTTTGGCATCGACGCGGCGGACGTCGACGGCTTCATGCGTCAGATCGGCAAGACGATGGAGTTGGCGCTAGGATTCGGTGGCGGATGCGGGGCGTTCATCACTTTCTCGCTCGCGTTCAATATTGACCTGGAAGCAATGGCCGAAAAGGCTTACGACAACATTCCAAAAAGCACCATGGCAGAAGCGGAAAGCTTCTTGGAATGGCAGCTCGGCCAGGGCAAAAGCCAGTTCGGTCTAAGCGACCGCGCTTACACCGTCTGCGAAAGCTTCAAGCGCCTGTGGCGTGAGTCGCACCCGGCGATCAGCAGCTATTGGAAAGACCTTGAGAATACGATTCGTCAGGCGATCAACAACCCAGGCCAAACGCTGACCTGCCGAATGCACAAGGTAAGGCGTGACGGCGCTTGGCTCCGTGTGATGCTGCCGTCCGGCCGGTATCTCTGCTATCCGTCGCCACGCGTTGAGGAGGACGGCGGTATCACCTACATGGGGTCGAACCAGTACACGAGGAAGTGGGAACGGATCCGCACATACGGCGGAAAGTGCGTGGAGAACTGCACGCAGGCAGCCGCCCGCGATGTCATTGGCCGTTCGATGCCGAGGATTGAAGCATGGAGACCGTAAAGCAGTTCGACCAGGGGTTCGAGATCGTCGTCACAGTACACGATGAAATTATCTGTGAGGCTCCAGACGGTCCGGCCTTCAATGATGGGGTTTTAGCGGCCCTCATGGCCCAGGGCGAAGACTGGACAGAAGGCCTACCGCTCGCCGCCGCCGGCTTCGAAGCGTATCGCTACCGGAAAGGTTGACTACAAGTCGAATCTTGCATAAGCTTGCGTTACTTAAACCAATTCAGGAGATACGCGATGACTAGCGACGAACAGTTCGAAAAGTGGATGGACGAAAAGATCCCTGCAATTTACCAAGGCAATAAAGTAATTCTCCATCGTTACGACACTATGTCCGAAGTTGAGCAGCTCGCTAAAGCCGCTTGGATCGCGTCTAGGGCATCCCTTGAAGTGGAACTGCCAAAGGCCTCAAGCGCTCGCAACACCGAGGTGATCAAGGCAGTCGGACGCCACATCATCGGACAAGGGTTGAAGGTGAAGAAATGCTAGAACGCGATATCGAAGCCTACCTCGTCAAGCGCTGCAAAGAGATTGGCGCGCTATGCGACAAGTTCACCAGCCCCCAGCGTCGTGCGGTGCCTGATC